GAGAGAAAGAGGTAGGGTCAATCACCGTAATAAATACGCTCATGCCATTTAATTCTGTTGTGCCACCAATCCTAAAGAAGTTAACTTGGTCTCCGCTCTGAAGGTTATGACCAGTTTCTGTCGTAATAACACATGGATCTGAGTTAGTGATACTATCTATAGCGATGTTTCTTTGTAGGTTAGTGCCTGTAGCGTCTACATACATATAAAGCCAACCACACCTAACCTTTCTATCTTGGTCTATATAAGGATTAAACTTTTTAAAGAGAGATGAGAAAGGAATAACTCTAGTTGCTCTACCACCAGAAGTATAAGCCCCAAAGCTAGAGGCTGGTACGATAGCTGTGGACACATCCAATCTAAACGTATTTGGATTAACAATCTGAACTACAGGGAATTGCTGATTATTAATCTCCTCCATCCCTACAATGCCTGTTAAAAATATATAATCGGCACTTAAATCAGGGTCACTATTAGCATTAGAAACATTGTTTAATCGGTAGTTATTAAAATCAGAAGTAACTTCAATTGTGACATCGTCTATAACCGTAATGTTGTAGATTCTAACTGGATTATCTTCTTCTTCAGTGACCGCTAACCTCCAAATCTCACCATTTTGACCGCCACCTAAACTAAACGGAGCGCCTGAATTATAAGAAAATGAGTTCCAATCTCCATAAGCAGCCGCAAAAGAATCCCAGTTAGGATAAATTAATAGATCATTCCAAGTGATAGTAAAGGAAGCGATGTATGTACCCATACAAGACAGAGGCAAACGATAGATAGAATAGTTATCTTCATCATAGTTGGTAGTTAATATTCTTTTAGAGGTGTCAGACCCAGCTGGAGGATAAATAAGATAATGGTCTCTATCAGCATCGACTGTGCCTGCAAAGCAAAGGTTGAAGTTATTAAAGGTTGAGCTTGCATCCCCGCGTCCATCAACCTCATTAAAAGTAAAATCTGGGATGGAAACATCTTGTCTTTCAACGCGGTAACCATCTGACATAATTAGACCGCGCTTAGAAGCCGCAGAAGTTCGATTTAAGTAGGTTATCACGCTAAAGGCAGCATCACATCCACGGGACTCATCTATGCGATCTAAAACGAAAGGAGTGGTGTCGTTGCCGGTATACTTTAATACCCAAGTGCTCGCTTCAGTAAAAATAAGCAAGTCATCACGATTAAAAGCAGCACCCTGAATCCAAGTACCATCCGGAATATCGATAAAACCCGCTCCAGTCGCAGACGTTCTAAAATCATCGCTGTTAACTCCTGTTCCTGAAATACGAATTCTTTTAGGGTAGATAGTACCATTCTCTGTCGTGCGCAACAGAATCAAGCGATCTTTCATTTCAACCATAACAAGGCAAGTAAGTGTTGAAACAGCTACGGGAATAGCAGCGGAAGTCATCATTTGATAGGCATATACACTGACGTTTGCACCATCGTATTGCTGGATCACGTCTTTATTATTACTAAATAAAAGTCTAGGTAAGCTTGTGGCGCTGTCGTAATTTACCCAGGTGAAGAACTGAAATTTATTACCCGTGTAAGGAGTCGTAGTAATATCTTCTAATATGTTTGTGTTAGCGTTATACCGGTTTACGCGCTGAGTGTCGGCCACGATCAACTGCTTCGAGTTATCATTTGAAACGTAGTTGGCTATCATCATTACTGGATTTCCAGGCATGAAAGAATAGGAGGCTGTGACAGTCGAAAAGTTTAAAGGAGCAGCATTGAAAGTAACAGATATTGCACCTGTAGTATAATTAATAGTTCCTACTCCATCACCCGTAAAACCTCCAACTCCATTATCAGTTAAGACTTGAACGGGATTAGAGCCTGTAACAACGACACTCCCTCTAGCAATCTGACCATTACCTGCTAAAGTAAACACCCTGTTAGTTCCATTCTTAGGTCCCACCATAGCAACGCCAGTTAAAGCGCTAACTATTCTGGATTCACGGTAGGGAGCACCCCCTTTTTCACCCGTAGCAAAATAATTGTACCCATCTCTTTTAGACATAGTTCCGCGGTAAACGTCGCCATCAAACAGTTGTTCTTGAGCGTCATCTGGGATAAGCCAAGGCTGAAGCCTTTTTTCTAAGCCTGTAGAGAAATTTGAGATTAGATAGCTCTGATATCCCATTACATCATCCGTTTAAATTTTAAAATTTTGATCATGTGTTCTAACCAATTATTTTTATTCATTGCTAGCTTCATAAAATTACAAGTCTTGCAACATGGGACGCAATTAGATTTTAAATAACCAATTTCAGGATCCACTCTGTCAATTCCATTCCACATAAAAAACCTGTCTTTAACATCTAAAACATCTTTAAAATTATGTTTTTGAATTGGTTCACATCCGCAATAATCACATTTAGACTTAATCAAAGATTCAAAATAATCTAAATCAAGATCGAATAATATTTTACTGCTTACAGCTCTTTTTTTGTAAGATTTGTATATACTGCTCACAGCCATCACCTTCTCGTCTTTCAATCGGGCACATCCGCAAGACACAGTATTACCACTAGTTAAGGCTTGGCCTTTAACCTCTCTATACTTCCCGCATTCACATATAACTTTAAAATATGAAAACGAATTGCAAAGATCGTTGTTTAATTTCTCTAAAACCCTTAGTCTCCCAAACTTTTTATAAAGCAAAGAAGAAGAGCACCCACAATCTTTCGCTCCCCTGAAAAGGTTTTTAGATTCCACAGCGACTACACTTCCGCAAACGCACACCCTTTCCCATATCGCATAATAACTCGAACGTCCAACACGCTTAACCACTAACCAAGAACCAAATACCTTACCTGAATGATCAATAAATTTTGGCATACATCCCCCATTTTTTATATGAGATAATACTTCTAAACCATAATTTTTCACCATAAGATAAGGTTGGTATGTCATTATTTAGCCCTATAAAAAAGTCGATAACTCCACACACCACTATTATTATTTCCAGGCGCCATCTTAACTTTCAAATCTAAGTTGGTTGCAGATGTAGAGAAAGCCATAGTTAAGCTAACTGATAAGTCTGTACTAGAACTCGTTGAAAAAGTTTTTCCATACGTGTATCCGTTAACTACAGTAGCGTTAGAGACAAAAGCCCCGGGTTGAATAATTAAATCTTTGAAAAAGAATATTTCCCCATACACATTTGCAGGAACAGAATGAACAACAAAAAAATTAGTTAAATCCATGATATTTACAGTTCCAAACTCAAAATCTTGGGTAGGAGTTATTTGATAGTCTTTTGTGCCGTTATAAAACCTGAGTTGAGGTTTACTTGCGCCGTCTAGACTTGTGTACAAGATAGAGTTTGCCCCTGTAGGTAAAGAGCCTGGGGATGACCTGGCAATCATTGTCATTTGTCGATGGTAACCATCTGTCGCTTGAGCTGTGTCATTAAACACATGATCTTTTGTTATAATCTTCTTCAGCTGAGCGAAGTTAGCGCTGTTTTGCATCGGGAAAAGCCCAGGAGACTGCGAAGCATTGGGCACGTTAGGATCAAATGACATAGTTAAAACTCCGGTGAAGGGCGTTGATTTTGATACTGTGAATAGGTGCGAGAGTAAACCAGTGCGCGGTAGCGCTGATAAGCAGGGAAAATATCTCTCCACTTATCCATCTCTCCAAAATCTGAAAATATATCTAACGCCGCACCGTAGCAGACGTAACGATAAATGTAATCTTGCTGCAACCCTTGGTAAGAAGGGTTATAAGATTCGTTAGTTAATTGCAGTTCAACTTGATAAGCAGCAATCTTAATTGTGTAAGATTTTTCTGGAGGACCTCTAAACGTCAACTCATTATTATAGTAAAGAACATTGGTTGGTCTTTGAGGTTGATACGTTTGAGTTTCCGGCCATAAACCATAAAATTCTTTAGGATCTTGATACCAAAACACGGGGAATCCATCAGCGTAACAAGGAGGTTCAATTGTTGATGCGCCGACATTCCCCTTATCTAAGATTAGTGCCTGAAGGTTTACTGGGTATGGATTAGGATCTGTAGGAGAAAAAGGGAATTCCCACCAGGTTTTATTTTTAAATATACGAATATCTTGCGTAGCTTGTAGCTGAATAAAATCCTGAAGATACTGGAGCATAATCTCGTTAGTAAATTGAGGATCGGAAGCATCTACACGCCCGGTCACATTCCGTAAGATTAAAATTAGATCGCCTACTGACTTAGCCATACCCCTCCGTTAAGCAACAAGCTCAAGTAAATGACATGAGAATCTGTTTCTTTCGCCAATCTGCTTAGTTTCAGTGCGAGTTTCACCACCGTTTTCAACTTTGCACTCAGCAAAGATTGGAACTGCTAGATTATTAAGAAACTTAACAACTGGCAGTGGTAACTCATAAGTGCAACCAGGCTTTAATTGTCCAACCCAGTCAATCTCACGTGTACGGCACTTAACTTTTAAGACGTTTTCTGGTTGGTCAAAGCGTTGAAATTTAACTTTAACTTTCTTATGAAAAGTCTCATCCGGCACGCGCACAGGAATTGGCGGATCACAACGAGGGTTACTCTTCTTTGCTTCTCTAAACGCTTTACGCGCGTGTAAATTCCAAACTGCATAATCTTCAACAGTATTAAGTTCGAAAGTGTCGAAGTCGAAAGGCTTCTCCATTTCGGCTTGCTCTGCTTTAGTTTCCATTTTTCTACTCATTTTTATTCTCCTGAATTAAGGGCAGAGTTTCCCCTGCCCGTTGTATTAAGACGCTGTACCACGGTTTACGTAGCTATTAAACTGCCATGCAGTAAAGTAAATTACGTCTCCCGTAAGGCCCATGATATCTGTGCCTAATGTCAATTGAACTACAGGCGGGTAATCAACGATTGCCTTGTGAGGAAATGCTGAAGTCACCGGCTGAGCTGGGTTTCCAAGAGCAGGCGCAATCTTTGTAATCTGAGCGCTACTAGCGGTATAAGTTCCAACCGTTTGAAAAGGGGTTCCCCGAATTCTGTACAATTGGAATGAAGTTGCGTTTACAACCTTAACAAGATAAGTACGGTTGTTGATCGAAGCTGCCATCGTACCTTGAGCTTTCGTGATAATGACTCGGTCGTTATCAGAAAGGTTATGGTTGGTGCTTGTGGTAACTACACCTGGAGTTCCAGCAGAGATAGTCGCAGCAACTAGATGCTCATCATAGAAACCACCTGGGATAGTAGAGTCTGCAATACCATTAGCGCCTTCAACTACAGCTGAAAGAACAGCTGTCGCTCTATTAAACGTTAAGCCGCCAGGGAGAGCCATATCTCTAAACCAGACGCCCTGAATATTGGCCGCGCCTCCAGTTCCACCGGTGGCATATTTAGTGGCGTTGTACCACTCAAACTTATCTGGAAAGTAAGGAAGAGATAGGTTGTAAGCTGCTCCCGCAGAGACCACATACCCACCATAACTATTCGTTACTTGTCCAAGCTCTCTGATTCCTGAGAATCGGTTAGCTGTATTTCCTA